CGTTGTTAAAAGCAGCGTCTTTTCTTTTTACTTTTAAAGAGGGTTTGCTATCAATTTGATTGACAGCGGAATTTGTACTCAAAATTCAATAAATGCAAGAGGGAAACTATGACAATTGGAGAATATATTAAAGCAACAGATATAAAAACGTACAACATGCTCTTAAAACTCTGTAATTTTAAGCTGAAAAAGTCTATTTCATTGGGCGATAGTATAGAAAATCTGATGAAGCATGATAGTTATAAAAGAGTTGGACGAAGGGTAAGGCAATTTAAGTATGGCTAACCGATAAAGGCACTGCTTCCCCCAGCGGTGCCTTTTACTGTAATATTTTGTCGTATTGTGGTTGATAAGAAAGGTTTTCCGAGGTATAATAAGCAATATACTTAGTAAGCTATATTTATTTTTCAATTATAGAAAATAAATTAGGGGGATAGGCAATATGTACAATATTGATTATAATGAGAGAGATATTTCCTTTAAATTAGAAGGAAAATCGTTTGATAATGGTTATGATTTTAATGATACACTTATGTCATTAAATTACTTTCAAGATATACTTGACAAAGCCTATTTAACAATTGTAAATAAAGATAGGATGTCTAAAAATGATAGAACAATATACAAGGTAAAAGCTACGGAAATAAGGAAAGGCTCTTTTATAGCAGATCTTATGATATATACCGGTAGCGCGATGCAAATAGGTTTTTCTGTATTGAATACCTATTACCCATCATTACTTTTAGATATAACAAAGCAAGGGTTTGAGTATTTAAAAACGGTTTTGCAAGCCGAAAAAGATGGTAAAAGGATTTCAGTAAGTAATAATGGAGATGGAGACGTCATGATATTAAATATCGAGGGAGATAGCAATGCGCCGATATATGTAGGGGAGAATGCATTTGTTTTTGCAGATAGGGCTTATAATAGCATTAAAGATTTATCTTCTATGATAGATGACGATAATGTAAAAAAGATAAATATATTTGATAAAACGGAAAAAAGGAATATTATGAAGCTGGGGATGAAAGAAAAAGAAATCTTAAATGTTGAACCCCAAACAGACGAAACTCCTATTTTTATAACAGGGAGAATTTTTAGGATAGATGTTAGGGCAAAGACTGGAAAAATGATTGTTGTGAAAAGTGAGATAGAAGATTTGATTAATGGGGAATTTAATTTTGAAATATTAGATAGCTCAGATATTTCAAAATGCTGTTCGGTAATAGGTAGAGAAGCCGAATTTGGAGTTTTTAGAAGAATACAATACGATCCAATAAAATTAACTAACCAGGTGATAAATTTGAAGGTTTTCAAGGTAAAGTAAGTAGTATTTTGTCAACGGTTGTGGACAGGCAATATTTTCCGGTGTATAATATTCTTAAAAAGGATAAAGGAGCGGATAAAAATGTATATGGGATTAACAAGAGAACAAGTTATTGGTATTTTAACTGAATCGGGAATCAAAGAGGGAACAATACTAAAAACAAAGGATTTAGTTGAGGCAATTGCGACGGTAATAGTTGAAAATAATAAACTTATAAGGCAAAGTACAACAGATGCAGTTACTGACGATTTAGAAAAGCAAATTAAAAACTTATTGTAAGAACTCCTAACCGGGTTCTTTTAAGAAAACAAAAGCAGCAGAAATTAATCCGCTGCTTTAAGTTTGATGATGATTTGATTGTTTTTATAATCAAGTATTTTTTCAACAGGTAAAACAGATCCGTCCTGAGTAACGAAACCACATTGTCGGGCTTCTGTAGCACCAATGTTGACAGAATAACTTGATACATTACCATAGCCGTCTTTTTTAGGAGAAAGCTTAATTGACTTACTTTCCACTTTTCTTCCTCTCCTTTAAAACCAGTATAAATGCTATTATTGCCAATACAAGCGCAATAATGTTGAAGATAATATTTATGTCGAAGAACAGTGACAACACGCTGATGATTAAGTTTAGAACAACTGATACGGTTAGTATATCCATTGACACAATGGGCAAGATATAATATAATATTTTTAGGGTTGAGGGGATTTCTCCCCTCTGTGGAGCTTACTTTAAGGTTTCTATCAATTTGTTGATTAATCCGATTAGAGCGGTTATCAAACCTATGATTGATGTTACTAACTTTATTGTAAGCTCTTTGCTGTTTGGCTTGTGAGGCCTTTTCTTACCCATTTGTTCACCTCCTTATGTATATATTATAGCATACCGTAACGGTAATGTCAAGTGTTTTTTAATATTTTTATAATTATTTTTGATTGAAGTTAGAACCGTGTGAGGTTCTTTTTTATTTGAAAGAAGGTGAGCAGGATTAAATACAAATGTTATACCAGATGGAATAAAAACAATCTAATATGCTTATGCAAGGTAGGTAATCCTGCTTGCGATAGGTGCAAGGCGTGCGAGATAGAAGAATTTGAGCATAAGAAGTATGAGGACTTAACAGAATGCATGAAGCACGATAAATACAAGAGAGTTAATAGAAGAATAAAGCAGGTGTAAGAATACAAGTAATAAAAGAAAAAGGCACTTGTTTAGAGTGCCTTATTCATCTCGGCATAATTCATCTAAAGTTACACCGAGAGCATCAGCTAATTTAATAAGAGTGGACACACGTCCATCGTTACGACGTTCTAAATCTTCAATGGTACGCTGTGGAACACCACTTAATTCAGCTAATGCTTTTAAAGTTAGGTTTTTACTTTTACGTATTTGTTTTAGCTTCATATTAATTACCTTTTAGTTATAGTATATAATGCTATTATGCTGATTACTAATGCTGTCAGACTAATAATTAAATTAACTATTTGCATAACGCAAGTGATTGATATATAATAATATATACCCCAAGTGGGGAGGGGAATTTAATCCCCTTTTGTTTTCTTAGCTAACTTGTAAGCTATGTATGCTGTTGTGAGAGACGCTATTGAACTTATCAAGTTAGCTATGCTTGTTATTAATTCAATCACTTGTTCACCTCCTTTTTATGTATTAATTATACCACGTAAGCACGTGGAAGTCAATGTTTTTTTATAAATATTTAAATATTTTTATTGAAATTGGAATCCTTAGAGGGTTCTTTTTTATTTGCGACGATGCAGGGATGAATTAGATTGCATAGGGGAAGGGGACGGGACAATTGTTATTGTAAAATATTGCCTTTATTGCTATAATATTAGTATATTATTAAGGAGGGTTTACAAATGAAGAAATTGTTTAAGGGTTTACTTATTACAACGTTAGTTTTAGCATTATTAATGACTACGGCTTTGGGTGATGCAATAACTAAGACTATTGATGTAGTTTACAATTCAGTTAATTTGACCGTGAACAGAAAGAAAATCGAAGCTGATAACATTCTTTATAACGGAACAACATATGTACCGTTAAGAGCAGTGGCTGATGCATTAGGCAAAGACGTAGGATGGGATGGCAATACAAATACGGCAAGTATAAATGATAAAGGGGCAACACAGCCAGCGATAGAAAATCCAAGCGCAAATATTTATACTCATAAAGATGAAAACGGAAACGCCCTATACACAGTTGAAATAAAAAGTATAAGATTAATGAGTGAAAGAAATAAATATTCCGAGAAAAACCCTGCGGAAGTTTATATAATCGATTATACATATAAAAACATAAATAATTCAACGGAACTGTATATAGGGGACAGTAGTTTTAAAGTTATAGATTCACAAGGAAAAGTAGGGTACACTTATCCTAACTCCGTTACAAGCTATCCACAAAGTACGCCAAAAGGAGCAAGTTGCGATGCACAAATTATATTTGGAGTCGACAATATAAGTTCTGAGGTATCACTATTATACTATAATAATATGTTTAGAGATTCAGACGCATCTTTTAGATTAAAGACAAAGTAAATAACAAAATACATTCAGACACTCAAAAGAGTGTCTTTTTAATTTCAAGCAAGGAGGTATAGCAATGTTAATGGTATGTGATGGCGATAACGGATGTAATAAAGAGTTTAATTTAGATAAGCTTGATATTGAATATTTGGATGATGGAATAGAGAAAACATATTTCAAATGTCCTAACTGTAGTAAAGAGTTTATAGCATTTTATACAGATGAAACTATAAGAAATAAGCAAAAGAAGATAAGGAAATTGAAAGATGTTAATAAGATTGAAAGGCTTAAAAAGCATATTGCTATTGATGTGAATGCGTTGAGGGAAAGAATGGAGGACAAATAACATGGAAGAAACGTACGTAAACGGTGAACTAATTTTAATAAACAAAACAGAAGCTATGAAGATTTATAAAGAAGACTGTGTAAGATATGTAAACGAAAAGGTTCATAGAGCTTGCAATAATCATAGGACTAACGTTGACTTGGAGAAAGAATACTTATATAAAGAATTGATAGATGAGTTGAAGACAGGATATAAAACATTATCAGAGACGGAAATATATTTAACTATATCGTGGGCGGATGAACAGGAAATTATATAACTACATATTATCCGGCGATGTAGATAAGTTCTATAATAGTAGGACATGGAGGAAGAAAAGAAAACAAATATTAGAAAGAGACAACAACGAATGTCAGCGGTGCAAAGTTAACGGTGGAGTAGGCAAGGGAGAAGTGGTGCATCATAAGATCCATTTAAAAAACAATCCTTTGTTAGCACTTAATGATGATAACTTAATAACTTTATGTAACGCATGCCACAATGAAGTTCATCCAGAGAAGCTTAACAACAATACAGTCGATAGATTTACAAATCCAGAACGGTGGGAATAGTACCCCCGGGTCGGAAAATCGACTTTGTTTTCAATTCCTGTACAGCGGGCTGACCGATGGCTCTGCAGATTTTTAAAAAATTCCATATATAGGGAGGTGGTAGGGTATGACGGATGAGAAATTAAGACGAAAAATTGAATTGGCTATTGTCAAGCAATTAAAAAAAAAACAAATATATCAGTTTGCTCATTATCAAAATCTCGTCGAAGATTATATGAAATTTTGGGATATAAAAAATATGCTCCAAGAAGATATTGAAAAAAGAGGTGTGTCTGTTTACTGGTGTAACGGCGGTGGTCAGGAGGGTTACAAAAAAAATGAAAGCATATCAGAGTTGCTGAAAGTAAACAAGCAGATGCTTACAATTTTATACGACTTAGGCATAAGGGCTTCTGACTTAAAGGTGGTAGAGGAGGATGAGGAATTATAAGTATCATGAGTATATTGATACCTGGATAGATTTAGTAGAAAGTGGCAAAGTACAAGCTTGTGAAGAACAAAAACTTCTAATGAGCTTTGTTAGAAAAGTTCTTGACGATGACAATGTTTATATAGATAGCGAAAGAATTTATGAAGCCGTAAGAGTAGTTGAAGATTATTTCCCGTTTAAACTCTTAGATTTTCAAAAGTTCTTTTTTTGTTTTGTAGATGGAATTTTTTACAAAGATACCGGTGACTTGGTTTTTGATGAATATTTTGACTACATGGGCAGAGGCGGGGGTAAAAACGGTTTAATATCATGTATATGTTTTTACCTGCAAAGCGATAAACACGGAATAAAGAATTATGACATAGATATCGTTGCAACATCTGAAGAACAGGCAAAAACAAGTTTTAACGAAGTTTATGATTTAATAGAAAACAATTCAAAACTACAAAGATTTTTTGACAGAACAAAAGAAGAAATAACTTATAAAAAAACAAATTCAACATTAAGATACAGAACATCAAATGCTAAAACAAAAGATGGCGGCAGACCGGGGGCTATAATTTTTGATGAGGTGCATCAGTATGAAAACTATGATAACATAAATGTTTTTATTGGTGGCCTCGGTAAAGTTGATAATCCAAGGATATTCTATTTAACTACGGATGGTGAAGTCAGAGAATCAGTTCTTGATGATTTAAAAGAAAGAGCCCGAAGAATATTAATAGGCGAAGATCATCACAATGGATTTTTCCCTTTTATATTCAAAATGGACAGCATTGAGGAAGTTGATAATTCAGACCTATGGGAAAAAGCTAATCCGCGCATTAATCACGACAGAACATTAAAAAGAGTTGTTATGAAGCAATATACTACGATGCAGAATAATTCCGAATTAAAAGTTGCATTTCTGACTAAGAGAATGAACCTGCCAACACAAAACGAAGCAAAAGCTGTTGCAGAATGGGAAGAAATAAAAGCTACAAATCAACCTATACCGGATTTAGCTGGAGTAGAGTGTATAGGAGGAGTCGATTTTGCAGACTTAAAAGACTGGTGTTCTGTGGGACTGCTATTTAAGAAAAATGGTAAAAGAATATTTAAGCAACACACTTTCATACATGAGAAAAGTTTAAAATTTACAAAGTTTAATATAGATATTGAAGAAGCTGTTGACTTAGGGCTTGCAACTATAGTTAAAGGTGTTCCGATTATACCAACCAAACTTATAACTGACTGGTTTAAGGAACAAGCAGAATTTTATGTAATAAAAAAGGTTGTCGCTGACAGATATAGATTCGCAGCATTAAAAGAAGGATTTGAAGCAGAGGGAATAATATTAGAGGGTATACCGAGCGGCTATATTACGCACAACAAATTACATCCGATTATCACTAAGTTATTTGCAGAACGCAACCTGATATTTGGTGATGACAAACTTATGAGGTGGTTTTGCAACAACGTATATGTCGATACTGATAAAAAAGGGAATAAGAGTTATTTAAAAATAGAGCCAATCAAGAGAAAAACTGATGGCTTTTTCTGTTTTTTGCATTGTATGAGCGCAGAAGACGAGCTGATAGAAGCGGGAGACGGTTTATTTTTAGATGTTTACACTTACTAAGAAAGGAGGTTGAAAATGTATATCACAGATTGGTTCAGAGGACTTTTTAATTTGCATGACGGAACCTTGCCTTTAGATGCTTATGTAGGCACTGTAGCAGGAGAAGTTTTTTATAAAGAACTTGCAATACAATCAAGTCTTAATTTAATAGCCAATACTATTACAAGATGCGAATTCTTAACATTTGAAAAAGGCAAAGAAGTAAAAGCTTCAAATTATTATCTTTTAAATGTGGAGCCAAATCAAAATAAATCAGCAAGCAAATTCTGGAGAGATGTTATATATAAATTGATCTACGACAATGAATGCCTTGTAATACAGCAAAATGACATGTTTTATGTAGCAGAAAGTTTTAACGTGGTTAAATTTGCGTTTAAGGAAAATATTTATAAAAACATTGTGGTAGAAAACTATAACTTAAGAGATGTTTATACAGAGTCGCAGGTTTTTCATTTTGAATTGTATAATGATAAAATTAAGACCGTTATAGATGGGCTCTATGAATCATACTCTAAGCTCATACAGGTTAGTCAGAAAAGTTATATAAGAGGTAAAGGAAAGAAGGGAAAGTTAGTAATTCCAACAAGTTACCCACAGACAGAAGAAGCTCAAAAGGATTTAAAAGAGTTGCTTGAAAAAAGGTTTAAAACATTCTTTGAATCTGAAGGGGATGCGGTGCTTCCTTTGACAAACGGTGTAGGGTATGAAGAAATAGGCGAAAATAAGACACAGAGCAGCTCGACAGAAGGACGGCATATTCGGGCATTTATAGATGATATATTTGACTTTACTGCAATAGGACTTCAAATACCTCCGACGTTGTTAAAAGGCAATGTAGCGGATACAGGAAAGGCAGTAAATGACCTTTTAACTTTCTGCATTAATCCGTTAGCAAAGATTTTAAATGATGAAATCAACAGGAAGCTATACGGTAAAAAACTATATCTTGAAAGAACATATTGCAAATTAGACACCACAAGAGTAAAAGCCGTGGAATTAAAAGATATTGCGAATGCTCTTGATATATTAACAAGAATAGGAGCTTACTGTGTAGATGACAGTTTAAGAGCCTTGGGAATGGAACCGCTTAACACAGAGTGGAGTAAAGCAAGGTGGATGACAAAGAACTACCAAAGAATAGAGGAAATGGCGAAAGGAGCTGGATAAATGGAAAGTGACATATGGTTAGATTATTATACTGGTGAAAATTGTATTTATTGCGGCAGAAACAGAGTAGAACAGACGATTAAAGGTAAAAAGGTTTGTGAGAAATGCCGCAGAAATCAAGATACAGGGGAATATGAGAGAGGTGATTAAATGAAAAAAATAGAAATCCCTAAAATAGAAACACAATTAGAGGTAAAAAACGAAACGGATATCGATGTAGCAGAATTATACCTTTATGGAACTATCAGGCAAGCCTACTGGTGGGACGATGAAGATGACTGCATATCTGCTAAAAATGTTAAAAATGCACTTAAGAACATAACTGCTAAAAAGATTAATGTACACATTAATTCTGGTGGTGGCGATGTATTTGAAAGTATAGCAATTGGTAATTTGTTAAAGCAGCATAATGCCGAAATCAACATGATTGTTGATAGTGTGGCAGGGAGTGGGGCAAGTGTTGTTGTTATGGGAGCTGATACCATTCAAATGTTTTCAAATTCTATGATGATGATACATAAAGCATGGACTTATATTGTGGGAAATGCGGACGAGCTTAGGAAAGCTGCTGATGATTTGGATAAGATAGACACAGCTGTAAAAGCAAGCTATAAAGACAGATTTGTAGGCACTGATGAAGAATTGAATGATTTATTTAAGGATGATTCATGGCTTACAGCTGACGAGTGTGTTGCTTTTGGTTTTTGTGATGAAATAATTGCAAATAAAAAAGAAGAAAAAGAGCCTGAAAACAACATTAAACAAAACTTGTTTAACAAATACAGAAAAGAAATTAACAGCGAAACAAATTTATTTCAAAAATTCAATAAAAATGGAGGGAAACAATGAGTAAGAAAATTGAAAAACTTAAATTACAATTATTCGGAGGTATGGTTAATCCGGATGTGGCAGCACAAACAGATATAGAAATACAAAACGAGATGAAAGAAGCTATTGAAAATGGCGATAGTGAAGCATTTGTAAATGCGCAAGTAAGAATGGCACAGGGAATTCAAGACAGAATTCTAAGAGAAGCAAAGGCGGCAATAAACGAAGATATTAATGATGAAACTGTAATGGCTAAGAGGGGATTAAATCCTTTAACCTCAGAGGAAAAGAAATATTATAATGAGGTTATAGGTGCTGGTGGATTTGCAGGAGTTGAGCAGTTAGTACCTCCAACAGTGTTTGATAGAGTATTTGAGGAATTAAGACAGAATCATCCACTCTTAAGTGAAATTGATTTTGTAAATACTACTGGTGTAACAGAGTGGATAACAAGAAATGGCGATGTGGATGCCGCATGGTGGGGCTCTCTTACCGGAGAAATTACTAAGAAATTAGAATCATCATTCAAAAAGGAAAAAACCGAACTATTTAAACTAAGCGCTTATGTACCGGTTGCGAAAGCTATGCTCGATTTAGGTCCGGTTTGGTTAGATAGATTTGTAAGAGAAATATTATCTGAATCTCTTGCTATAGCATTAGAGCTTGCAATTGTAGCGGGTACCGGAAAAGAGCAGCCTATAGGAATGATGAAAGATCTGAGTGGCGCTGTTGTTGAAGGTGTATATCCGGACAAAGCTGCCACAGAATTAAACAATTTAAAACCTATATCTTTGGGAACTTATATCATGGCTCCGTTGACGAAAGGTGGTAAAAGAGCGGTACCCAGTGCATTAATAATTGTAAACCCATTAGATTATTGGGCAAAGATATTTCCAAACACTACAATGTTGAGTGCAGCAGGTACTTATGTTTATGGAGTATTGCCCATTCCGGCCAAAATTGTACAATCTGTAGCAGTGCCACAGAATAAATTAATTGCAGGCATGGGTAAAGATTATTTCATGGGCGTTGGCTCGGCGCAAAAAATTGAATACTCAGATCATTATAAATTCTTGGAAGATGAAAGAACGTATATTGCAAAGCAGTACGCAAACGGAAAACCGATAGATAATGATTCGTTCCTGGTATTCAATATATCCGGAATGAAAGCTCCTGAAGGATTAGACGTAAAGGTTACCAACATAGACGAATTCCCAACAGTGTAGGAGGTAGCTCATGAAAGCGAAAGTAATAAAAGCCTTTAGGGATAAAGTTACTAAGAGTATACTTAAGCCTGGGCAAATAATAGAAGTAACAGAGGAGAGGTTCGGCGAATTAACCAGACCTTTTGGCATCTTTGTAGAGGAAATACAAGAGGAATTATCAAAAGAAAAAGAACCGCCGGAGGAACCACCAAAAGAAGATGAACCTACAGCATCAACAGAGGAAAAACTTCCAATGGATGATGGCAAGTTTGATTCCGTCGCATTTACCAAAATGAAAAAGGAAGACATAATAAAATATGCAAAAGATGTAATGAACATTGATTTTAACATGGAGATGACTAAGGCAGAGATGATTGAAATTCTAAGTAGGTGATTGAATGTTACAGGAAATAAAAGACTACCTAAAAATAACTTGGAACGATGAGGATGATTATATCGCTGGAATAATTGATAGAGGCAAGAAACATCTTAACGGACTTACAGGAGTAGAGTTAAATTTTGATGAAAATAATCAAGCTAAAACTCTACTCCTTGATTATTGCAGGTATGCCTACAATTCAGCATTAGAATATTTTGAAGATAATTTCCAAAAGGAAATACTGAGATTGCAGCTGATGGAAGCGGTGAAATCTAATGAAGACTAAGTATGAATCTATTCTTAAATCCGAACAGCATGCAATTAAAAATATTTCCAAAGTGCTAAATAAGAAAATTATAATTCAAAAATTTGAGACTATCACATCTACCAATGGCTTTGAAGAGGAAAAATGGGTTGACTGGGAGACAGTATGGGCAAGTAAAAATAATCTATCAGGAAAAGAATATTTCGCCGCAAAGCAATTTAATGAAGAAAAAACCGTCAAATTCGAAGTGAGGTATCAAAAGAAACTTGAGGAAGAAATGGACAGTATAAACTACAGAATCATCCATGATGGCAAAATCTACAATATAACCTACATTGATAATTACATGTATAAAAATGAGTGGCTTGTTATAAAAGCTTTGGAGGTGGGCGCATGGCAAGAGTAGAGCTTGAAGGATTTGACGATTTAAACAAGCTACTCGAAAGTATGACGCTGTCTGAGGAAGACGAAAGGAAAGCAATTAAAGCTGCATTAGAACCAGTTAAAGCAGAAGTTGAAAAAAACGCTCCCGCCGGTACCGGGAAACTCAGGGCATCCGTCAAGACTCAAGTCGGAAAAGAAGCCGGTCAGACTGTAGGAAAGGTTATTTTAGGCGAATACTATGGCAGATTTCAAGAGTATGGTACAAGTACACAAAATAAAAATGTTGGATTCTTTGCAAGAAGTATCAGAGTAAGTAAAAATTCAGCTATAAAGATAATGAAATCTGAACTGTTTAGTCGGTTAAAGTAGGTGATGATTTGAAACAATTTTTAAGAAGTATATTGATGGATTCAGAGATTACTAACTTGACTGCTGACAAAAAGGTTTATCTTATTAAGGGGACGAATGCAACAGCGCCTTATGTAACATATACATTCATCGATGAATGGGGAGCTGAATTTGCCGAAAATAAAGAAATAGCAACCAATTACAGTATACAGGCTGATGTTTTCTCAAAAGGTGATTATACAGAATTAGTAGAAAAAATAAAAGAAAAGATGAAAGAAAATGATTTTTGCAGAACAAGTGTCAACGAATTTTATGAAACAGATACAAATTTGTTTCATTGTGTTTTAAGATTTACATATACGAAAGAGAGGGATAATTAATGCCAAAAGTAGGTTTAGAAAAACTATACATTGCACTCTTAACTAAAGATGACGAAACAGCATTGACATATGAAAAACCCGAATACTATCCGGGTGTAAGAGAAATAGCTGTAAAACCAACAACACAGACAGAAAAGTTATATGCAGAAAATAAAATATGGGAACAAGACACAGCACTTGATGAAATTCAGGTAAGCATTGAAAGAGCTGACTTGTCTAACAAAGAAGAAGCGAAATTATTAGGACATGCTATTGCGGAAGAAGGCGGCATAATAGCCAATGAAACCGATGTTGCCCCATACGTGGCGTTGCTTTACAAAGCGAACAAGTCCAATAAACAGGCAAGATACCAGGTACTTTATAAGGGTAAGTTTACGCTTCCTGAAGAAAATTCAAAAACTAAAGAAGGCAAAGCAGAATTTCAAACGCCACAAATATCGGGTACATTCCAGTCGACTATTAACAATGGCAATTGGAAATACCAGGTTGACACAGATGATCCAGATTGTCCACCTGGTATTGACACAACTTTCTTTGAGGAAGTCATAAAACCAACCGAAAAAATAACAACCCCATAGGATAGATTAATTTCTATCCTTTTCTTTTTATGAGGAGGAGAAAAATGATTAATATAAAAGTTAAAGAATTTAAAATCAAGCTAAATGGTGTCGAATACACATTTAGATTAGATTTCAACGCTTTAATGAAGTTTGAAAACAGATACGGCATAGATGGAATAATTCTATTTAATAACTTCCTTCAGGGTAATGAAACATATTCAAGCATAGTAAAAATCTTATCGTGCTCATGCGTAGAGAAAGAATTCGACGAGAACGAATTAGCAGGCTTATTAAGCTTTGACTTCCAAACAATGAAAATGATGGATGAAATTACATTCGCCTTGATTGAGGGGATGATTAATAAATCAGATGGCGCACAACAAAAAAACGAAGAAACCAGTCAGAACAAAAACATATAGTTGATTTTGACTGGTTTTATTATATTGCAAGAGTAATATTAAATTTTTCTGATACGGAATTTTGGAGAAGTAACCCAAGGATGTTAGGCGCCTTATTTGACATTCATGCCAAATTTAACGGCTGGACTTACACAGGCGAAGGCGAAAAAGTACAATTTATTGATGAAATACCATTCTTGTAGAATGGAGGTGAGCATATGGCAGCAGCAGTAGACCAATTGGTAACCGCAAAATTTGTCTTGGATAGCACAGGGTTTAATTCGAGCATTAAAGGCATAAATGCGGAACTTAGGAATGCACAATCTGAATTTAAGAATGCAAGCACACAATTAGGTGCATTTGGCAGAGATAGCGAAAAGCTTAAATCGGTACAAGATGCTTTAACAAAGCAGGTAGAATTACACGCAAAAAAAGTTGATACATACAAGCAAAGTATAGAAAAAACATCTGTCAAGATGAATGAAAACATCTCTATTAGAGATAAGCTAAAAAGTAGCTTAGACAATGCAAATAAATCTTACGACGAAGCAGTAAAACTGTATGGCAAAGAATCCGAACAGGCTCAAAAAGCTAAGGCAGAAGTAGACAAGTTAACAGAAGAGTATAAGAAAAAAGAAAAAACCATAGAAACGAACGCAAAGCAAATTCAAAACTATGAAACTAATATGAATAAAGCTAATGCAGAGATGGCTAAAACCCAGGGCGAATTAAATAAAATTAATGATGAACTTGATGAATCCAGTAATAAATGGTTACAAGCCAGCGAATCACTTAAAAAGCACGGGGAGAGCTTAAAGGATATTGGAGACAAAGCACAAAAAGTCGGCACAGGAATATTGAAAGCTACTGCTCCAATAGTTGGCTTAGGTGTTGCGAGTGTAAAAGCCGGTATTGATTTTGAATCTGCATTTGCTGGAGTTAAAAAGACGGTGGATGCAACAGATGAAGAATTTGCAAAATTAGAATCTGGTATCAGGGGTATGACTAAAGAGATACCTGCAAGCGCTACAGCAATAGCGGGAGTAGCAGAAGCAGCCGGGCAGTTAGGCATAGAAACAGACAACATACTTGGATTTACAAGAGTTATGATAGACCTGGGCGAATCAACTAATATGAGTTCAGACCAGGCTGCAACAGCTTTGGCAAGATTAGCCAACATTACAGGAATGTCACAAAATGACTTTGATAGACTTGGTTCTGTTATAGTTGACTTGGGAAACAATCTTGCCACAACGGAATCTGAAATAGTAAACATGGGCTTAGGATTAGCAGGCGCCGGCTCACAAGTTGGTATGACGGAAGCACAGATTATGGCTTTTGCCGGCGCTCTTAGTTCGGTAGGCATTGAAGCACAGGCTGGGGGTTCTGCTTTCAGTAAAGTCATGATAGAGATGCAACTGGCAGTTGAGACAAATAGCGATAAATTAAATGAATTTGCTAATGTTGCAGGCATGTCAGGCGATGAATTTTCAAGAGCTTTTAAAAACGATGCCGCAGGCGCAATAATGGAATTTATAAAAGGTCTGTCAAACGCAGAAGAACAAGGCACATCTGCAATCAAAGTTCTTGACGATATGGAAATTACAGAGGTAAGACTAAGGGATGCCTTGCTAAGAGCTGGGGGCGCAAGCGATGTTTTTTCATCTGCGTTAGAAACAGGTACTAAGGCCTGGGAAGAAAACACCGCATTGACAAATGAAGCAGCGCAAAGGTATGTAACTACTGAATCCAAACTTGCTATGCTTAAAAATCAATTCGTCGAAGCAGGATTAAAGCTAAGTGAAGTATTAATTCCATATCTTGAAAAAGGTGCTGAAAAGGTAGGAGAATTCGCAGATTGGTTAGGAAACCTTGACAAAGAGGCCTTGGAAAACACTGCTAAAATGGTGGGCTTTGCGGTTGCAATAGGCGGAGTACTAAAGGTCGGCGGCGGTGCAATATCTACAATATTAGGCGCGGCTACAACAGCCACAGCAGGTATTGGAACAGCAGCGGCTACAGCGGGAGGAATTGGAGGAATTGGAGCCTTAGCAGGAGGATTAGGTGCGGCAGCGGCAGCGGTAGCTCCATTTGCATTAGCAGCAGCAGGAGTTGTCACAGTCGGAGTTGGGATTAAGGAAGCACTAGAGGCAGAAGTAGTTCCAGCAGTAGATTTGTTTGCTGATAAAATAGAATACACTACAACATCTTTGGAAGGGAATTACGGCAGAATAGATACGGCCGCGGAAACGACTACAACTAAAATATCTGAAGCAACGAAAAATGCAGTAGGTTCTTATTTGGAATTAGACGAAGGCACAAAAAGTCATTTGGACAGTATTTATATTAATTCGACAACTATAACCGAAGAAATGAAAAATGAAATAGTTGGAAAATATAGTGAAATGGCAATGCAAATAAACGAAGGTACTGAAAAGAAAAGAGCCGAAAACATTGCTAATTTAGAAAGTTTCTTTAAGGATAGCAAAAATATAACTGAAACAGAGCAAGCAGATTTAATATTCAAAACAAACGAATATTATAGTAACTTGAATCGAGATACACAGCAACATCAAAGTGCCATTAATAAGATAATAGAGACTGCGAGCATGGAAAAGCGGCAGCTTACCAACGAAGAAAGAAATGAGATAAACAGAATACAAGAAGAAATGAAGACTCAGGCGGTCAAGACGCTTTCTGATAACGAAATTGAAGCAAAGATTATACTTGAAAGAATGAAAGAGTATGACGGCAGAATCACAGCGGAACAAGCATCTGAACACATTATAAAGTTAAATGAGCAAAGAGATGAGGCTATTAGGATTGCTAATGAAGAGTACGAAGAGAGAATGGGAACAATAATTAAAATGCGCGATGAAGCTAAAATTATCAGTGCAGAACAGGCTGATAATTTAATCGAAGAAGCTCAACGTCAAAAAGATGGAATTATAGAAGAGGCAGAAAATACTAAAGAAGAAGCTGTCAAAAAGATGAAAGAAATGCACGGAGATTTAGAAGATGAAGTCGATACTTCTACGGGAAAAATATTGACTTGGTGGGATAAATTAAAAAATTGGTGGAGTAGCTGGAAACCTGAGAAAAAGGAATTTGGAGTTGAAAAAAAAGAAACTACGACTGTTACAACAAACTATGTAAAAAGCGGATCGAGCGGAACACAAATAGACCAAAGCAATGTCCCTGATGGTTATAGAATAAAAGCTAATTGGAGAGGAACGAATAATTTCGAAGGCGGTTTAACAACTTTACATGAAAAAGGTTACGAAGTATATGACTTGCCAAGAGGAACAAAAATATATAATCACGAAGCAAGTGAAGACTTAGCTTTGAAGACAGCTGAAGTAGTAGCTAAAAAAATAGTGCAGGGCAAAGGCATGAATGACGTAAGTGTGGTTCAACATATTTATGTTCCGGTATCAAGTCCATCAGAATTAGCAAGACAATCTAAAAAAGCACAACAGGAATTAGCATTAGGTTTTTAAGGTGGTGAGAATATGCAAAACAGACATGAAAAAATAATATATGAAAATGATAAAGGACAAAGGGTAGAAATAGCATATTCTTTCCCTTTTTTCCTTCAACAATTAATTGGAGCAGAT